ACCGAAAGGCGCGGCAAGGCAAGAGGTGGAAAGGAGCGGCGGCAAAGTTTGAAGTAAACCTTCTTGAAGCACTGAACCTGTTACGCTACCAGCTACAAACGAAGAAATACACGCTTTCGCCGTACAATACGTTCGAGGTGTACGAGCCAAAGCGCCGCGTAGTTATGTCGAATGCCTATAAAGACAAGGTTGTTCAACATTCGCTTTGCGATAACGTGCTTGAACCGATCCTTACAAGATCATTCATCACGGACAACTACGCTTCGCAAGTAGGTAAAGGGACGCATTACGGGTTAGACAGGCTTCAAGAATTCTTGCGGAGGTTTTACCGGAAAAACGGAATTGACGGGTGGATATTGAAGGGTGATATATCAAAATACTTCTATTCCATTAGGCACGACGTGTTAAAAACCTTAATCCGCAGGAAAATAACCGATCCGGACGTTTTGTGGCTTGTTGAAATGATAATCGACAGCACAGAAGGAAACGTCGGAATACCGATCGGAAATCAATCTTCACAGCTTTTCGCCCTTCTCTACCTCAATAATTTAGATCACTTCATCAAGGAAAAGCTGGGCATTAAATACTACGGAAGATATATGGACGATTTCTTCTTGATACACGAAGATAAAGCCTATTTGCAGTATTGCCGCGCGGAGATCGAAAAACACGTTGCCGCGATCGGCTTGTCCTTGAACAATAAAACAAACATTTACCCGCTTCGGAACGGGGTGGATTTCTTGGGATTTCACACTTATTTGACCGAAACAGGCGCAGTTATACGGAAGGTACGCCGCCGAAGCAAAAACAATATGAAGCGCAAATTGAAGAAAATGCGCGGACTTGTGGAGCGGGGAAAGATCACGACGGCGACCGTCGAACAATCCTATCAAAGCTGGCGGGGACACGCCGCAAAGGGAAATTGTTATCACTTGATCCGGCGAACGGATCACTATTACAACAGGCTTTTCAATTCAAAGGAGGCGGAAAAATGTCAAAAGCATTAAGTTCCCTTGCCGTGGGAACAAAAATCGAAGTTCCGGTTCTTTCGGCGTATCAATCGCGCTTCGGTGCGAAGATAGTATTCAAAATTGCAGATAAGAACCATAGCGGGTATCCGGCGAATTCCGTTACGCTGATCGCCGAAAAGATTATCCAGCTTATGTGTTCAGATGCAAAGGAACAGAGTAACAGCAACAGCGACCGGAAGAATTACGGCAACAACAGGCACATTCATTCTAATATTTTGCAATGGCTGAACAGCAACGCAACGGCGGGAAAATGGTACAGCGCAAAGCACGGGCAGGACGCGCCGCCGACGAATGCGAACGTATGGGATAATAAAAACGAGTACGACGCTTGGGCGGGCTTCCTTGCTATGCTTGATCCGAAGTTTGTTGCGGAGCTTTTGAACACAACGCTTACCGTTGTAAAATCTTCAACGGACGGCGGCAGTTATGAAACCTTCGCGGCGAAAATGTTTCTTGCGTCCACCACCGAAGTGGGGCTTGCAAACGAAAACGGAATTGCAGAGGGTTCACGCCTTGCCCTATTCAGCAACGACGCTTCCCGCGTCGCCTACCCTACGGCGGAATGCGTAAAAAATTCGGAATACACAAGCGGAAGTCTGAACACGTCAAGCGGCTGGTATTGGTGGCTTCGCACGCCTTATTCGTCGTACGCCGACTACGTCCGCTACGTCTATTCCGACGGCACGCTGAACCGCTACGGCGCGTGGAATGGGCGCGGGGGCGTTCGCCCGCTTTGCAATCTGAAATCTTCAATCTTGGTATCTGACAATCCGAATTCAAGCGGGAATTATGAAATTATCTACAATACCGCACCTTCTTCGCCGCCCAGCATTACAGCACCGAAACAATGTTACAGCGGGCAGAATACCGAAATTTCTTGCGCGGCGGCGACCGATCCGGACGGCGACGCGCTGACCTATGTTTTCGAGCGGAGCGCAAACAGCGGATCGTGGACACAGGTTCAGAGTTCTGCCGCGCGCACATTTTCGGAAATGGTATCGACGGCGTGGAACACCCTGCAATACCGCGTGAAGGCGGTTGACACGGCGGGCAATTCTTCCGCGTACACGACAAGCGGAGCGATCGCGGTAATTCACAATCAGCCGCCCGTTATCAGCGGACAGAACGCCGATCTTGGCGTGAAGCGCGAGGATTTCACCTATGAATATAGCGTTACTGATCCGGATAAGGACGTTGTAAACGTTGTAGAAAAGATCGACGGAAGCCCGTTTAACACACGAAACAATATCACGCTGGGCGCAACGCTTACTCTTTCCGTAAGCGGCGATACCTTTACCGCGCTGACAAACGCCCAGCACACGATCGAGATTGTAGCGACCGACAGCGCCGGAAACAGCGCAACGCGAACACTCACGTTCACAAAGGCGATCAACAGCTTTGTAATTTCCCTTTCGGAGCCGCTGGAGGCAAACAGACAGCCGACGCGGTGCAATATCAAAGTAAACAGGGATATTCCGGCGGGCGGCACGTTTAAGGTTGAAGCGTGCAACAATCCTTACGACGTAGCGCCTATTTGGGAGGATTGCACAAACGCAGTTATCGCAGGACTGGCACACGTATTCAAGAACAAAACCAACACGGCGGTTCAATTTGGCTTGAATATCCGTGTAACCGTGGAGCGCGGCGACGCGCTGACCGCGTGCTGGGTATCGGGGATCGGAGGTAATTTTGAATGAGCGTGAAACATAACAAAGACGGCGGCGGAAACGCGGAAATCAAGAAGGAATTGCAGGAAGTAAAGAAAGAAACACAAGAAGTAAAGACGGCGGGCGAAAGTGCCGCCGCCCTTCTTGCATTGTCGTTCAAGGCACAGATCGCACAGGATCGCGCGGCAAAAACGAACGTCATTTCCGACGCTATGATCCTGCAATCGGCGGAGGTTATCGAATATCCGGAATATGAGGACGCGCACGCCTATAACACCGTGGGCGAAATCATCAAGTATAACGGGAGATATTACGAGATTATCGCCGCGCACACGTCGAACGCCGTTTCTTATCCCGTTGAAACGACCTTCGCTTATTACCGCCTTGTAGAGCTTACACACACGGGAACGATTGACGATCCGATCCCCTATCCGGAAACGGCGGGGATCGTCGTAAACGTCCAGAACGGGAAATATTACAGCTACAAAGGAAAAGTCTATCTTGCAAAAGCGGATATGCCAAATTGCGTGTATCCGCCAGATACACCTTCCTTGTGGCAATGGGAAGAAGTAACAGGAAGGGAGGCATAACCGATGGAAGAAGGGATTTTAACCGCCCTTTCCGTAATTAGCGCGGTTTGCGCTATTGTGTTCGGCTATGTCGCATTCGTCCGAAATCGGGATCACGACAAAACGAAGGAGGCAAAGAGCGACGCAACAATCCTTACGGAATTAGGATACATCAAAGGCGGTATCGACGACGTGAAAGCGGAACAGCGAGAACAGCGAAAGACAAATACGGATTTCGTAGGAAGGCTTGTTTCGGTTGAAGCGTCGGCAAAACAGGCGAATAAGCGACTTGACCATATCGAACAACAAATTGATAACAAATGAAAAAAGAGCGGGAACGGTTTATAAATGAGCCGTTTCCGTCTTTGTGTTTAGGAGGTATCCAGAATGAGCAACAGCACGCTGGCGGGCTATACAAGGATCACGAAGAACAGAACAAGCCCGCGAAATCATAAAATCGACACGATCACAATTCATTGCTACGTCGGACAGGTTACAGCGAAGCAGGGTTGCGATTACTTCGCAACTACCGATCGGGAATGTTCCGCGAATTACGTTGTCGGGAAGGATGGTTCGATCGGAAATTCCGTTAAAGAAAAGGATCGTTCGTGGTGCAGTTCAAACGAAGCAAACGACCAAAGAGCCGTTACAATCGAAGTGGCAAGCGACACAAAACACCCTTACGCCGTTACCGATAAGGCATACGCCGCGCTTCTTGATCTTGTAACGGATATTTGCCGTAGAAACGGGATCAAAAAGCTGGTATGGAGTACAAAGAAAAGCGACCGCGTAAACCACAAGAACGGTTGTAATATGACGGTTCACAGGGATTACGCAAATAAGGCTTGCCCCGGCGATTACCTGTATAACAGGCACGGCGCGATCGCGGCGGAGGTAAATAAGAGGCTGGGCGCTTCGACGGCGGAGCCGGAAAAGCCTTCGACCGGATCGGGTACGCTTTACAAGGTGCAGACGGGTGCGTTCAAGCAGAAATCAAACGCACAGGCGCTGGAAAAGAAATTGAAGGCGGCGGGCTTCGATACCTACGTCGTGAATACGGGCGGCTATTACAAAGTACAGGTGGGAGCATTCAGCAAGAAGGCGAACGCCGAAGCAATGCTTGCAAAGGTGAAAGCGGCGGGATATTCTGACGCTTTTATCACGACCGGAAGCGGCGGGACGGCGGCTTTCGTGAAGGCAGGAAGCAAGGTTCGCTTGAAGCAGGGCGCGAAAACCTACGACGGGAAAAGCCTTGCTTCTTTCGTGTATGACCGCGATCACGTCGTAAAGGAAATCAAGGGAGATCGCGCCGTGATTACCTACGGCGGCGTGGTTGTCGCGGCGGTTAGGTTGTCCGATCTAACACTTGTTTAACACACAGAAACACACGCGCGCGTTAGCTGATTGCACGCCGTGCGAAGCTGTGCAATAGAAAGGGGAAAATATGAAGCTACATTCAAGACGCGGAAAGCGTCAAAAGAAATTCCTTGCGAATGAACGCTTCGCGACAAAAACGATCGTTGCAATCGGCGTTACGACGGTGATCTTCATTACGGCGCAGTATGTTTCTTTTCTCATTACAGAAATAGAGCAAACGACGCTTATTCAATACTACTTTTCCGCCGTCGTGATCGAATGCGGCGCGTTGATGCTGAAACGTGTTTCCGAAGTGATCGTCGCAAGGATAAAGAAAAAAGAACAAATCGAACCGGAAACGGATACAGACGAAAGCGAGGTTTTATAAATGATTGATCTTACGCCCATTATGGAAGCTATTATTGCCCTTGTCGTAGCGGTGATTACTGCATTTGTGATCCCGTGGCTGAAAGGCAAAATCGACGCAGACAAGCTGGAGCAAATCAAATTGTGGGTAACGGTTGCCGTTGAAGCCGCTGAACAGCTTTACAACGGAACCGGACGCGGCGAAGAGAAAAAAGCCTACGTTGTGAAATTCCTGCAAGAAAAGGGCTTTACCCTTGATCCGGACAGCTTGGACAAACTGATCGAAGCCGCCGTTTTCAATCTTCCGGAATATATCGGACTGATTGAAACCGAAGGCAAACCGGATACAGACTAACACCGACAGCGCCGCCCGCGTTCCCCTTTCCGCGTCGCGGCTTTCGGCGGCGGGGCTTCCTGCTGATACAAAAATTCCCCGCGAGGGCTTCACGCCTTCGCGGGGCTTTTTTTGTTGGCTTCAAATATGATAAACGATATGGGTTTCTGCATTATAAACTTTGCTTCCGTCGTCGTCGAATTTGTCAATCGTGATTGTAACATCTTCGACACGTTCAAGGATCGGAAGAACCTTCCGAAGATCGCTTTTGCGGATATATCCTATCATATCCCCTTCGGCAATCACACGGACGGCGGGCGCGCCTTCGTATTCGCATTCTTCCAGCGATCCGTCAATGCCTACGCCTTCGCTATCTCTGTAAAGCGATGCGAGAAGGCGCTGGTGGTTGTCAAATGTAACGCCCGCAACGGGGCAAGTTAGAAATTCGTGCGTTTCTGCATATTCCTTGCGTCGCGCCTCTTCTTCGGCTTTGCGCTTTGCTTCGGCTTCCGCCTTCTCCCGTTCAGCTTCGGCGGCGGCTTGCGTCCTTTTCATCGTAAGATACCCAAAAACGCCCAGCGCGGCGGCTATGGCAATACCGCAAATTCCTTCAACGATACTTCCTTGACCGAAAAACGGTATAGAGCAAAAGAGGAACAACGCCGCAACAATCCATATAATGATCGGCTTTTTCATAATAAACACCCTCTTCAAATTGTAAATTTTTAAGGCAGATTTCGCCAGTTCTGACCTTTAACACAATTATACGGCTTCCGCGCGATAAAATCAAGAATAAAGCGGAATATTTACACACCGTTTGCAAATAATCAGAATGAAGAGGGATCGCACAAGATATGAAAATATACGATTACAACGGGAAAAAGAACATTTGCGGCGACCGATTGCGGGAAGCGCGGGTTGTCCAGCGGCTACGGCAAGAGGATTTAGCCGCCAAAATACAGACGATGGGCGTTAATATGGAGCGGGACAGCATAAGCCGAATAGAGATCGGAACGCGGTTTGTATCTGATTTTGAATTGAAGGTATTTGCAAAGGTGCTGGGCGTTTCGGTTGATTGGCTTTTAGGAAACGAATAAAGGCGACGGGCTTTCCCGTCGCCTTGTTTTTTCTTGTTTATTTTCAAAATCTATTGACATACTGCAATAAGTATGCTATAATTAAAGCATAGAAAGGAGGTGAAGAGAATGGCGCAAGACATAGGAAAAGCCTTGCAGGAGCTTTCAAAAGCGATTGAGAATAACGAAGCGGTGGAAAGCGTTGTTATCAAAATCACTTTGAAGAAGCAAAAACCCAGCAAGGCTTCAAATCCCAAAGAAAGCAAGTAGCTTTCATAGGCAGGGAACGGGCGGGAAACCGCCCTTCCCGTAAGCCCTATTATAATATAAATTGCCCGTGGCTGTCAATGGAACGGGCGGAAAGGGGCGTAATATGATTATTCGCAAAGGAAACAAGGAATACAGGGTTACAGAGCGGAGCGAATGCTGGGCGCTTTCCTGCACGATTGGCGGGCTATCGGTGGAATACAAGGTTCCGAAAGATATTTGCGCCAACGAAGAGGAATTGCGCGCCTATGTAGAAGCAGAAGAATTGTTTTAGAGGTGGCGAAAATGGCAGAAAAAAGAAAGACAAAGACTTCTTCGGCGGTAAAAAACCGCTATAATAATCGCGTGTACGGTTCTATTATCGTGCGCGTTCCGAAAGAGATGGCAGAAGCCTTCAAAGAAAAATGCGCCGCAACAGGTACGGCGCAAGCACAAGTTATCAAGAAAGCGATTGAACAGTTCTTGGCAGAATAAGCGAAACAACGGAGGGTGGCAGGATTTGCCGCCCTTTTTCTTTTGGAGAAAGGAGGAACGAGAATGCACAAGCATTTAACGTGGACGGATCGCCTTAAAATCGAAAAGGCATTGAAAGAGGGCTTGAAGCCCTGCAAAATTGCCGACCGCTTGCACGTACATAATACGACGATATACAGAGAATTAAAGCGCGGAACCTATACGCATTTGAATTCCGACTTAACAACGGAAGAACGTTATTCGCCGGAGATCGCGCAACAGCGATACGAAGAACACCTAAAAGCCAAAGGTGGAGAATTGAAGATCGGAAACGATTACGAATTAGCCGCCTTCATCGAAAAGAAAATCGGTGAAGAGGGATATTCACCCGCCGCTGTTATTGGAGAAATCAAACGGCTGGGGTTGACATTCAAAACGGAGATCAGCGAAAAGACAATTTATAATTACATCGACAAGGGCGTATTTTACGGGATCAGCCGCGAGAGCTTGCCGGAAAAAGGAAAGCGCAAACGGAAGTATGAAAAGGTGGAGAGGAAGAAAGCCGCCCGCACGTCGGCGGGCGAAAGCATAGAAAACCGCGATCCGGAAATAAACGAGCGAACGACCTTCGGGCATTGGGAAGGCGATTGCGTTTGCGGAAAGAAAAAGACAAAGGAAGCCTTGTTCGTACTTTCGGAGCGGTTGACGCGAAACGAAATCATTATGAAGATACCGGATCAGACTTCCGCCAGCATTGTGGCGGCGCTGAACAAGCTGGAACGCCGTTACGGGAAACGTTTTTCGCAGATATTCAAAAGCATAACTTTTGACAACGGATCGGAATTCGCAGATTGCGCCGGAATTGAACGTTCTGTTTATGGGAAAAACCGGAAGCGGACAAAGGCTTATTATTGCCACCCTTACAGCGCATACGAGCGGGGAACGAATGAGAATATAAACAAAATGATACGGCGGTTCTTGCCGAAAGGGACAGACTTCCGGAAAGTAACCGCCGCATATATTCGCCGCGTCGAAACGTGGATCAATAACTATCCGCGCGAAATTTTAGGATTTGCGACCGCAAGCGACCTGTTCGCCGCCCACCTTGCCGCCGCCTAAAAATATTTTTTAGTTTTTTCTGCTTTTACTCTTGACTTTTTCATTTGAAAGAAGTAACATTAAAAGCAGAGAAAGCCGAAACGGTTTTCCTGCTTTATTTTTTTATTCAGAGCGGCGAAAGGAGGCTTGAAAATGGACGGATATTCGTATTTGACGTTCGATCAGCGCCGCGAAATCGAAGCGCTATACAGCGACGGCGACAGAGTGGTGGACATTGCCGCGAAGATCGGAAGAAGCGTTGCCGCTATTTACGAAGAGCTTAAACGCGGGTACACGGGAGAGCTTGACGAAAACAAGCGTCCTGTATATAGCGCCGATCTTGCACAGACGACGGCACAAGAAAACATTAGGCGCAGGGGCAACAGACGCGCAGCAAATCAGTAATGGAAGGACGGCTATTCAATATGAGCAAAACAAACTTTGAAGCAATCACGGCGGGCGTGCAAGGGCTGGGGCGGTTCTTGCGTTCTCTTCCGATCATCGAAGCGCCGTGGGACACGGAATTTCAAAAGCGATATTGTAGCGGGTGCGCGACGGAGAATTGCGACGCTTACCCGAATGAGCGCTTCCGGAACAATCCGGAATGGTGGCTATCCCTTGAAGCGGATAGCGGGGTGGCGTTGTGAAGAGGAAACAAAGACGGATCGCGGCGGCGCTTTCAATAGTGATTGTCGCGATCCCGCTTGCCGCCTTTATGCCGTGGAGCGGGACAGCGGAAGCGGAACGATATTCGGGAGAGCCTACGCCGATTATATCCCCTTCCCCGCTTTTGACGCTTGCGCCGGAGCCGGAAGAACAGGAATACATACCGGACGCGGCGGAGGTTGAAGCACTTGCGAAAATGCTTTACGGAGAAGCGCGCGGGATCGCTTCGGATATGGAAAAAGCCGCGTGCGTTTGGTGTGTACTGAACCGCGTTGACGATCCCCGTTTTCCGGATACCGTGCTGGAGGTTTTGGAAGCGCCGTATCAGTTCGCCGGATATTCGGCGGATTATCCCGTTCTTCCGGAGCTTGCAACGCTGGCGGCTGACGTTCTGATCCGCTATCACGCGGAGCGGGACGGAGGAACAAACGTCGGACGCGTCCTTCCGGTTGAATATCTGTATTTCACGGGCGACGGGCGGAACAATCATTTCACGATCGGCTGGAAAGACGCTGAAACGTGGGATTGGTGCTTGCAAAATCCCTATAACGATTAGAGAGGGGCGCGGATATGGGCGAAATGATATGCGTTTGTAGAGAAATCGACAAGTACACGGGAGAAATTGCCGTTTATCCGATCAAAGCGGAAGTAACGGATCGCCTTCTTTTCTGTCTTGGGCTTCGGCAAAGGGCAAATCCGGAATTGAAGTATTTCGTAACGCTTGCAGAAAACTACGACGCAAACGAAGAAACGATATTGAAGCAGTTGTGCCGGAAGCAGATTACGGATCGGCTTCTTGCGGTTTTGAATTTAGTTCAGCTTTGAAGAAAGGGGCGGCGAACAATGGCAAAAGAAAAGAAGCAGGACAGCGGCTGGCAGTTTCCGAAGGCGCTTGAAATTGTGAAGTGCAAAGAGGGCAACAAAGAATTTATGAAGGAACGCCCAGCGCGGCGACCGTTCGGGAACACGGTTCTTATTTGCGAGTATCCGCTGGACGGCGACGCAATGCAGGAACCTAACGCGCGAATGATTACGTGGAGGCTTGCAAAACGGGCGGCGCGGGATTTCTTGCGCGTATCCTTTATGACTTCGGCGATCGTAACGGCGGCGAAGGCGGACAAGCCCTTCACCGTCGTTCGGGTTTACGGCAGATATTAAGCAGAAAGGGGCTATTCAATATGCTTTCAAAGAAAATAACGTGCGGCGTTTGCGGATACCGTATAACGCCAAAGAAGGAAGAAATCTACGTTGCAGAGGAACCGCGCGCGTTTGTGGACGCGCTGACAAAACCACCTACACGGTTTAACGCTATGGATTGCCCGCGTTGCGGTTGTCAGATTATGCTGGCGGTTCGCGTTGACCGTGTAAACGTTCCGGAGCGGAACGACGCAGACGAAAGCGAGGTGGCAAAAGATGAAGATTAAAAATATCGCGGCGATCTGCAAGAAGAACAAATACGCCGTTATTTATGAGCGGTACGGCGAAAGTGGCGGCGTTATTCAGTACATAGGCGACGGCGCGGCGGCTTATCCGGTAACAGGGCTTCCGAAGCTGGATAAAGAAAGCCTTTTAACGATCTTCGACGTTCCAGAAAAACAGCGGGAAGATTGGTTTGTTCAAGTAGCGGGCATTCCTTCGAAAATCAGCTTCGAGGACACGGACGCAAACGAAAAGCCCGTCGAGCGGGAAGCAATTTCGATCGCCTATTCCGGAAAGACTTTGAAGCCGTTGCAGACGCGGCGCGGGCTTGTGTTCATCGAAAGCCGCTATCTTTCGCCCGTATCCGATATTTTAGACGTGCTGGAGCTTTACGAGCGGATCACGCCGCGCGGAACGCCCTACATCGTAGCGAAAGCGGGCTTCCTGCTTCAAGCAGTGATTACGCCATATGACGTAATTAGCCAGCAGTTCGTCGATAACTTGAAGAGGCTTACGGAACAATGCGTTCTTTCCCTTGACCTTCGGGATCGGGAGAAAGCGCTGGCACACGCCGCAGAGCCGGAACAATATTCCTTGAATGTCGATCCCGCTACGGGTGAGATTGTCGAGGGTGAAAGCGAGGTGGCGGACAATGAATAAAATGACGATCCGCGTTATCTTGAAGAGCGGTTCGGAATTCGCTATCAAGTGCGACAAGTTCACGATCAAGCAAAACGGCTTCGGACAGGCGACCGGATACAACATTGAAGGGATCACGGAAAACAAGCCCGTCTATCTGGACTTTGAACAGGTTGCGGCGATTGTCCGCCTCTATTCCGATGAAAAGGAGGCTGGCGGCGGTGAATAGTGCGCTTCTATCTTCAAAGAAAATGGACTGGTGTACGCCACAAGACTTCTTCGACCGTCTGAACGAGGAATTCGGCTTCGTGCTTGACGCGGCGGCGACCGACAAAACAGCAAAATGCCCGCTTTACTATACGCCGGAAACGGACGGGCTTTCGCAAAGCTGGGATCGCGGCGGCGCGGTTTTCTGCAATCCGCCTTATGGACGCGAGATCGGAAAGTGGGTAAAGAAGGCATACGAAGAAGCGATCGGGGGGGTACGCTATTGTGCTACTTATTCCGGCGCGGACGGATACGATCTATTTTCACGATTACATATACGGGAAAGCGGAAATCCGGTTCGTTCGCGGGCGGCTTCGCTTCACAGACGACGAAGGGAACGCGAGCGATCCCGCGCCCTTCCCTTCTATGGTAGTTATCTATAACGGGGAGCGGGTGAAGCAATGAACGAAGGCTTATTTTTCAGACGCGCAGATGGCGCAGAAATTCCCGTGAAAGAGGTTGAAGGGCTGAAAGGCAACGGGCTTTTAATCCTTATGACAGAAACGTTCCTTCGTGAAGAGGATATGCAGAAAATGCAACAAAGCATTGAAAGGCGTATCGGGGACGGGACGCGGGTTCTTGTGCTTGATGCACGGATCAAAAAGGTTATGCGGCTGGAGGTGTGAACGTGGAATATATATGCACACTTCCGGAAAAGGCAAAGAAAAAAGATTGTAGCGGGTGCGAGCATTGCGGCTGGGAGGCGGCAGAGGCGGAACGCCGCCGCGCCTACCTTTGCGAACACGGCTTGACGCTATGCGCGGACGGCTTGCGCCGTCTAATTATTTCAAAGAACGGAGGTACAGAAGAATTGAAATACAAAGTATGCGACCATTGCGGCGCACACCTTGACAACGGGGAAACGTGCGATTGTCAAAGGGACGCGGGCGAAAGCAACAGCGACGAAGAAAGGAGCGCAAACAATGACAGGAATTAACGAGGTTGCAAAGCAAATTCACGAAAACGCCGTCGATCACGGCTGGTGGGACGAAGAACGCGGATTTCCGGAAGTTTTGGCACTCATTCATTCGGAGGTATCCGAAGCACTGGAAGAATACCGAAACGGGCGCTTGCCTACGGAAGTTTACGCCGGAAACAACGGAAAGCCGGAAGGAATACCGATCGAGCTTGCCGACGTGATTATTCGCGTCCTTGATTATTGCGGATATGCCGAAATTGACATTGACACGGCAATTTCACAGAAGCACGAATACAACAAAAGCCGCCCGTACAGACACGGCGGCAAGAAGTGTTAAACACCCGCGAGCGGGTGCGGACATACCTATTTATATAAGAAAGGGGCTTTTTAATATGACAGAGAACAAACACGGCTTCGCGCCGAAACAGGAAATTAAGATCGGTGGGATCGCCTTCACGATTATTCAGACCGCCGAAAGCTGGGTGAAGTGTATTGCTTCGGAGTGTATCGGGGAACGAGCATTCGACGCGCAGAACCGAAACGATTTTGCCGCGTCCGATATTCGCGAGTTCTTGAACGGCGAATTTCTGAAAAGGCTGATTGCAGAGGGCGCACCGGAAGAAATGTTCGAGCATTTCAACGTTGACTTGACCGCCGACGACGGTTTGAGGGACTACGGCGGAGATCGCGTCCGTGTCGGGCTTATCACGTGCGACGAATACAGGCTTCTTCGCGGCAACATTCCGGCGCTTCCGGATACTTGGTGGTGGACAGCTACGCCGGACAGCCCGAAAAATCCTTACGTCCGCTACGTCTATTCCGACGGCACGCTGAACGTCAACTTCGCGTGTTATGTGTACTGGGGCGTTCGCCCGCTTTGCGTTCTGAAATCTGAAATCTTGAAATCTTACCTTGACGGGGATATGAAGAAGCGCGCCGAAGCGGTGGATATGATGAAGCATATTGCGGCGGCGTGGAACATTCAGCCGGAAGAGGTTTTCGAGGAAGGAAGGTAATTCACAATGACAATGTTTGAATTTATGCAAAACGCCTTCTTCCTGCTTTGCGGGATCGCCTGTATTGCGGTGGCGGTGCTGATCGTATATTGCGTAATCGTGGCAATTATCCGCACTTGCAGGATCGACAGGAAGAGAGGTAACGGAAATGGACGAAATCAAGATCGACGCGGCAACGCTTGAAGAAGCTGGCGCGGCAATCGGGTTTATGTTCGCCGCATTGCTTCGAGGCTTCAAAGACGGTATGGACGCTTACGACGTGATGGAGGCGGCAAACGATATTAAAGAGGTACACGAAACCGAAGAGCCGTTGAAGCGTGATCCGGTAAAAACTGAAATTGGGGATTGCCGGAAGTGCTGGTGCGATCAATGCGAACGGCTGGAGGAATGCGAGAAAATCCGCGAAGGATACACGCCGGACGGGATACGCCCTTTCCCGTGCGTCGGTTGTGCGGATGGAATGCGCTTCAAACCTTGCGAAGAAACGAAATGCGAAGATTTCGTGCAAGGCGAAGGGCTTAACAATGGATAGACAAAAAAAGAACCGTCCTGTATGGGCGTACAGGACGGTTCTTCCCCGTTGAGGGGCGCGCCGTTTAAGGCTATTCAATACATTTGTTATTATAGCACGAAGGTGGCTTCTTGTCAAAGGAAGGCGGCTTGACGTATGCAGAGAGTAAAAAGAAGGATATTTTCGGGCGCTGTATGCGAACAGGAAGTTTTCAACATATCGGACAGGCTTACCGATATAAAGAAGGCTGAACCGCGCCCGCGATTTAAGACAGAGGAAGAACGGGAACAACACCGGATCGGAATATCAAGAAGAAAACACGCGCGGCTGGTAAATGAAAACTTTTCCCCGCGTTCATTATATAGCACGCTGACGCTGGACAACGAAAACGAAGTACATACCTTCAAGGAAGCGAAGCGGATACGCGATCTATTCGTGCGGCGGCTGAAATACGCCTTCCCCGATGCCGTGATCTTTATTTATTTAGGACGCGGCAAGAACACGAACAGAATTCACGCGCATATGCTTTCGGACGGCGTACCGGAAGAAGCGATCAAGAAACAATGGATTTACGGAAGTATCGTCCGGATCGACCATCTACGCGAACACAATTATTACGACGGCGTAGATCACGGACAGGATTACACGGGGCTTGCGAATTACCTTTTCGACCATTGGACACCGGAGCAGGGCGGACACCGTTGGAAGCAGACGCGCAACGCGCGGAAGCCGGAACGGGAAACGCCGACCGTTGCGAAAAGGGTTTACACAGAGAGCAAGCCGCCGCGCCCGCCGAAGGGCTATATATTAGTAGAAACGAAAAGCGCAAAGTATGGATACCTTTATTTTAAGTATGTGTTAGAGCCGCCGAAGCGGAAACGCAAACGAGCGGCAAAGGACGGCAAAAGCTGATTTCGGATCAGCATTTATAAAGCCTTGTAAATGTGTAACGTTTGGCGACGAAGCATAGCTTCGATCACAGAAGAAGCCTTCGAGATAGATTTTCATTTATTCCCCGTCGCCTGTTTATCGAAGATCACGAGAGGATCAGCCCGTCAAGGTTGCGAAGCACGGCAAAGCCGCTTGACCTTTACGGGGCGATCCGTGAGTGATAGAAAACAGGACAGCGGCGGGGAAAGAAAATCTATCAAGGCGGCTTCAACTTTTCCACAATGAAGGCTGGGGAAATGTGCATAACAGATCGGGGCGGGCTTTATTCCTTTGAGCCTGTTCCCCTCCCAGCGGGAGGGGCGGAGGGGTGGGAGAAAGAGAACGGAAGGAGGCGATCGACGTTGCTTGAATTGAATAGGCTTTATAATCTGGATTGTATGCAGGGAATGAAGGAGTTTCCGGACGGCTTCTTTGATCTTGCGATCGTTGATCCACCTTACGGGATTGGGATTGACGGACAGCGGAAGCGCGTTTGCAGAAATCCGAAGCACAACAGGAAAGAGCATTCGCGGGAAGGCTGGGACAATGAACCGCCGTCAGAAGAATATTTCAGAGAGCTTGAACGGGTATCCCGAAATCAAATCATTTGGGGCGGGAATTACTTTGTTCCGGTGCTGAAACAGGCGCACAAAGGCTGGCTTGTATGGGATAAGGGGCAACGCGGGCTTTCAATGTCTGATTGTGAGCTTGCATACACCAGCTTTGACACGCCGACGCGGATTTTTACCTTGAACCGCGTTGAATTGCAAATTGAAGGGACAATACACCCAACACAGAAGCCCGTGAAGCTGTATGAATGGGTTTTGTCCCTATTTGCCCGAAAGGGTATGAAGATTTTAGACACGCACGCCGGAAGCGCAAGTTCCCTTATCGCTTGCCACAGGATTGGCGGGCTTGATTACGTTGGCTTTGAAATAAACGCAAAGTATTTTGAGGCGGCGAACAAGCGGCTTGAAACAGAGAAAGCACAAATCCGCCTGTTTGATCTGCTGGAGGAACAGGAAAAGGCGGCACAAACAAAGCTGTTTTGACGAAGGGAGGAAACACGATGCAGAAAAAGACAGTTTACCTTGCGGGAAAGATTACGGGCGATCCGTTCTACCGTTCAAAATTCTATGAAGCGCAGAAGAAGCTGGAAAAAGGCGGTTTTATCGTCGTCAATCCGGCGCTATTGCCTTCGGAGGGTTTCGCGTGGGAAGCCTATATGCGAATGACGGGCGCAATGCTGAATGAATGCGCCGAAGTATGCTTCCTTCCGGATTGGAAAGAGAGCAAAGGCGCGAAATATGAGTTTGGCGAAGCGATCGCGCAAAACAAGCCGTTTTTCTTTTTCGAGGATTGGGAACGGGAGGGATCGCAAAATGCAGAAAAATAAAGCACCTTCCTTCCCTATCCCTACGGAGGCGGAAGAACAAATTGCCCTTTTTGAGTGGGCAAGACTTCAAACGGGGCGATTTCCGGAATTGGCGCTTTTGTACCACGTTCCGAACGGCGGGAGCCGGAACAAGATCGAAGCGGCACGCCTTCGGGCGCAGGGCGTGAAATCCGGCGTTCCCGATCTTTGCCTTCCGGTTGCACGCGGGGCAAGTCACGGGCTATACATTGAGCTTAAACGACAGCGCGGCGGAAGGATTAGCGAAGAACAGGTGCGCTGGATCAACGGGCTTTTGAAACAGGGATACGCGGCGGCAATCTGCAAGGGATGGCAGGAAGCCGCAAGCGTGATTACCGACTATCTACGGCAGAAAACGGAGGGCTGAAAATGGCGAAGAAAAAAGCGGGAATTTCCGAAGAGGTACGAGAAGCGATCAACGAAGCCGCCCGCGCGGGCGCTTATGAAGCGTACAAAAACACGGCGGGCGCGTATGTGAATTACTTCAAGGCTATGGAAACACTTTTGTATAACTACAAGAAGCTGGCGGCACTTGTCGCCGATGAAGAAGGCTATTGCGAAGTAGAATATCACGCAGGGCGAAAGACCTTCGCGGCGGGCAGTAAAAGCACAGGATATTACGAGCAGAAAACCGAAGCGGATATTATCGCAGAAATGCAGGAAGAAAAAAGGCGGCAGTATCGGGAAACAAAGTACGGCTTCGAGCGGCTGGAGAGGGCTATAAACCTTTACCGCGACCGCAAGGAATTCACCGTGGTTCGTATGTACTACTTCGGCGAGGACTACGAAGGCAAGCCGCGCGAGAATGGAAAGCCATACACGTGGGAGGAATTAGCCTTCGAGCTTGAAGAAGCGGGCGTTCTGAAAGGTGTAAAGACCGCGTGCAGATGGCGGAACAAGATTGTAAACGATATGGCAGTATGCGTATTCGGGATCGCGGCGGCGGTAAGTGCGGCAACGTATAGGCGCAGGGCGGGCGAATAAGTGACAATATCGCGACAATATCGAGGGGTGGAACGGGGTATATTTATATGCTATACTGTTTACGATGAATTTTTACGCAAAACGCAAGCGCACGAATAGCGCCTTTTCGGAGCAATCCGGAAGGGCGCTTTTATTATGCGCGGGAAAGGAAGGTGCGAGTATGAAGCCGTGGGCAGAGCAGTTCTATAACAGTGAGGCGTGGCGATCTTGCCGTGATGCCTTCTTGCAATCGAAGGGCTACTTGTGCGAACGCTGTTCTACGCCGCACAATCCCGTTGCCGCGAAGATTGCACATCACAAAACATACTTGACGAAGCAGAACGTAAACGATCCGTACATTGCGCTTTCGTGGGATAATCTCGAAGCGCTATGTCAAGATTGCCATAACAAAGAACATCACAAATCAAAGCGGAAAAAGCGATATTCGTTTGACGAAAACGGAAACGTGATACTCCCCCCTATTCGCCGAGAATTTAGGGAGGGTGGAACACCGAGGACGGGAGATTAAAAATACTCCGCAGGCGCGCGCATAACGGGTGTACGCGTTTAAGGGGGTGTGGGTTGACCGGAAAAGGGGGTGATATTTATGGCGACAAAGAAGGACTTGACGAAAGAAGAAAAGATCAAGCGGGAGTTTTCCCGATTGAAGCGCATTTTCAAAGACTTGGATAAAAACAAGTTGCAGACCGTCGAAAGCCTTATCAAGAACGCGGCGTTCATGGCGGTATCCCTTGAAGAATTGCAAGAGATCATCAACGAAGAGGGCTACACCGTCGAATACCAAAACGGCGCAAATCAGAGCGGGACGAAGCAAAGCGACGCGGTGAAAACACATATCGCCATGACAAAAAATCACGCCGCAATTATCAAACAGCTTTGCGATCTTGTACCGCCGGAGAAGAAAAAGGAAAGCCGTTTACAGGCGTTACGGGACGAATAAAAATGCCCTTTTCAAATTACATTTACGAGTATTACGACGGCATTTCTTCCGGAAATATAACCGTCGGCAAGTGGGTTCGCCTTCTGTATGAATACATCGTGAAGGGGCTTCAAGAAGGGCTTTTCACCTTCAACGCGAAGAAGGCAAACAAGGCAATTCGGTTTATCGAAAACTTTTGCCATCATTGCGAAGGGCGCACAGACCTTTTGAAGCTGGAGTTGTGGCAGAAAGCCGCCGTTTCCGTTATGTTCGGGATCGTCGAAGAGGACGGAACGCGCGTCTTTCGCGAAGTGTTTATTGTGATCGGGCGCAAGAACGGCAAAACGCTTTTTGCGTCCGCCGTCATTGCGTACATGGCGTATCTTGACGGAGAATACGGCGCGAAAATATATTGCCTTGCGCCGAAGCTGGAGCAAGCGAACATCGTTTACGATAATTTCTATCAGATGATTAAAAAAGAACCGGAGCTTTCCGACCTATCGAAGAAGCGCCGTTCCGATATTTACATCGAAGAAAGCAATACCGCGATCAAGCCGCTTGCGTTCAACGCGAAGAAATCAGATGGCTTCAATCCGCATTTAGTCGTGAATGATGAAGTCGCGTCGTGGCGCGGCGACGGCGGCTTGAAGCAGTACGAAGTTATGAAATCCGCGCTTGGTGCGCGCCGCCAGCCGATGATCCTTTCGATCTCAACGGCGGGTTACGAAAACGACGGCATCTTCGATGAATTGATGAAGAGATCGACCGCGTTTTTGAAGGGCGGAAGCAAGGAACGCCGCCTTCTTCCCCTGCTTTACATGATCGACGACGTGGAGAAATGGAACGACCTTGAAGAGCTTAAAAAAGCAAATCCGAATATGGGCGTTTCCGTTTCGCCAGACTTCTTCAAAGAGGAAATCGCCGTCGCCGAAATGAGTATGTCGAAGCGGGCTGAATTCCTTACGAAGTATTGCAATATCAAGCAGAATTCTTCCGTCGCGTGGCTTGATTACGTCGTCGTTGACGGCGCAGGAATTCACGCGAAGCTGGAGGATTTCAAGGACAGCTACGCCGTGGGCGGCATAGACCTTTCGCAAACAACAGACTTGACCGCCGCTTCCGTCGTGATCGAGCGGGACGGCGTTCTATATGCCTTCGCACAATTCTTTATGCCCGCGAACCGCCTTGAAACGGCGCAAGCGATCGACGGCGTACCGTATGACATATTCGTAAAGCAAGGGATCGTCAAGCTATCCGGCGAAAACCACGTCGATTATCGCGACGTTTACGAATGGTTTTCTATGCTTCGGGATCAGTACGGAATATATATCTTGAAGATCGGGTACGACCGCTATTCCGCGCAATATCTGATCGACGACTTGAAGAACGCGGGCTGGCAGACGGACGACGTATGGCAGGGTGAAAACCTTGCGCCCGTGATCCGTGAGTTTGAAGGCGTTATCAAGGACGGCAATTTCAAGATTGCCGACAATAACTTGTTGAAAGCGCACTTCCTCAACGTCGCATTGAAGCACAACATGGAAACGCGGAAGTTCCGTCCCGTGAAGATCGAACAGCGGGCGCGAATTGACGGCTTCGTTTCCGTGATCGACGCGCTGACCGTGCGGCAGAAATATTATAACGAAATCGGCGAAATGCTCAAAAATGCGGGGTGATAAAAACATGGGAGTTTTTGAAACTATCTTCCGGAAGCCGAAAGCCGACTTGAAGGTGGAAGGCTATTTCAAAATGCTAAACGGGTACACACCCGTTTTCAGCAACGCGCCGGAAAGTATTTACGAAATGGAGCTTACGCGCGCGGCGATACATTCGTTCGCGTCCTTCGCTTCAAAGCTGAAACCGGAGATCAGCGGCACGGCGCAAAAGAACCTTGAACGGACGTTACAGTTCAAGCCTAATCCGTTCATGGATACATCGAAGTTCATTTACAGGATCGCGACGATCCTTTCGGTGAATAATACTTGCTTCATTGTTCCGATCGAAGATGAATTCGGCGGGCTGATCGGGTATTATCCCCTGCTTCCTCAACGGTGCGAAGTTGTCGAGTACAACGGCGCGCCGTTTTTGCGTTATACGTTCGGGAGCGGGCAGAAAGCCGCGATCGAGTTTGAACGCGTCGGCGTAATGACACAGTTTCAATATACCGACGATTTCTTCGGCGAGAGTAACGCCGCGCTTCGTCCTACAATGCAGTTGATCCATACACAAAATCAAGGGATTATCAACGGCGTTAAAAATTCGGCTTCTATTCGCTTCTTGGCGAAGGTTGCAAATATGTTGAAGCCGGAGGACATCACGAAGGAGCGCAAGCGCTTCACGGCGGATAACCTTTCGGCGGAAAATCAGTCGGGAATGGTGATCTACGACGCGAAGTTTGCTGACGTGAAGCCGATCGAAAGCAAGCCGTTCACGGTCAACGCCGCGCAGATGGCGCAGATCAACGAAAACGTGTTTAACTACTTCGGCACGAATGCGGGCATTCTGCAAAACAAATACACGGAGGACGAATGGAACGCGTATTACGAAGGCAAGATCGAGCCTTTCGCGATCCAGCTTTCGCTTGTTATGTCGAATATGACGTACACGGCGCGGGAATTGTCCTTCGGGAACGCGATCACGTTTACCGCGAACCGCTTACAATACGCAAGCAATCAAACGAAGCTGAATATCAGCACACAGTTATTTGACCGCGGCTTGCTGAACCGCAACGGCGTTATGGACGTTTGGAACATGGCGCACGTTGAGGGCGGCGAGAAATATTATATCCGCAAGGAATACGCGGAAGTTTCAGAATTGGGAAAGGAGGTTACACCAAATGCCAAAAAAGACGGATCGGGAGTACCGAACAATGATCCAGCCGCTATTGATCCCGACGGCGGCGGAGAAGCGAATTGATACGGATTTCTACGTGGAGGGCTACGCAACAACGTTCGACAAGCCCTATTTGCTGTATGAGTGGGACGGGAACAAATATTACGAACGGATCGACCGGAACGCCCTTGCGGGTGCGGATATGTCCGACGTAATCATGCAGTATAACCACGAAGGAAAGGTGCTTGCCCGCCTTTCCAACGGGACGCTGGGCGTTGAAGCTAACGATAACGGGCTTTTCACGTTCGCGGACTTGTCGAAATCGCGCGCGGCACAAGATATGTTCGAGGAAATCAAGAACGGACTTGTTACGAAAATGTCGTGGGCTTTCCGCGTATCGGAAGATAGCTACGACCGCGACACACGCACACGCACGATCTTGAAAATTGCGAAGGTTTACGACGTTTCGGCGGTATCCATTCCGGCGAACGCCGATACCGATATTTCGGCACGATCCTATTTCGACGGAGTGATCGAGAGGGAACAGCAGGAGCGGCTGGAACGCCGGAAGAAACTTTTGAAAATCAAACTAATGACGGAGGTTTAACACAATGAGAATTAAAGAAATCGAAGCCCGCCTTGCGGCTATCAAGCAGGAGATCGAACAGCGCGGCGACGCTATGACCGCCGCAGAGATTGACGCGCTGGAGCAGGAAACCACCCAGCTTACCGAAGAGCGCGCCGGACTGATTGCCGCCGCCGAGAAGCGCAACGGCATTCTTGACAATATCGCGAAGGGCGCGGGCATTGTTTCCCGTTCCTTCCAGCAGAACAACGGCGACGACAACGCCGCGCCCGACGATCCCTTCGGTACGCCCGAATATCGTTCCGCGTGGCTGAAAAACATTCGCCGCCTTCCGCTGAACGACGCGGAGAAGCGCGCATTCAGCAACGCCAGCGGCGCGGGCGCGGAGGTTATCCCGACGCAGACCGCGAACGAGATTATCAGCAAGGTAAAGACGCTTGCGCCTATGCTGAATGAAGTTACCCTTCTGCACGTCAAGGGCGCTGTAAAGTTCGCGATCGAAGGCACGAACAACGCCGCCGCGATCCACACCGAGAACGCAAGCATTACCGCCGCCGCTGACACGCTGACCACCGTTTCCCTTTCCGGCTATGAGATCGTCAAGCTGGTTCAGATTTCCGATACTGTAATGACTATGAGCATTACCGCGTTTGAAAGCTGGATCGTCAATATGCTGGCGGAAGCTATCGCCCGCAAAGTCGAAGATTTGCTTATCAACGGCACGGGTTCTTCCCAGCCGAAGGGCATTGAAAACGCGAACACTTGGGGCGCGTCCAACAGCGTTACCGTTGCAAAGACGGGCGCGCTTACCGCCGCAAACGTGCAGACATTGATCGGGCTTCTGCCTTCCGGCTATGACCGTAACGGCAAGTTCGTTATGAACAAGAAAACCTTGTTCACAGACTTTATGCCGTTGCAGGACAACAGCAAGAACCACATTGTAACCGTTCAGAACAACGCGTACTTCGTGTACGGCTATCCCGTTCTTCTGTCCGATTACGTCGCGGATCACGAAGCCTTCTTGGGCGACTTCAAGAAGGTTTGCGCGAACCTTGCCGAAAATATCGGCGTGAAGAGCGCCTACGACATCGACACGAACAGCTACAAATATAGCGGTATCGCGATCTTCGATTGCGCGCCCGCTATCGGCGAAGCCATCGTGAAGCTGGTCAAGGCGACCGCCTAAAGCGGGAGGGCTGACAAATGCTTGACAAGGTAAAGCTGGCGTTGCGGTTGAGCGGGACGGCGCTTGACGGCGAAGTTTCCGATCTCATAAACGCGGCGATCGCTGATCTTCGCCTTGTCGGTATCAACATTCCGGCGGAAGCGGGATCGTCCAGTAAAACGCTGGGCGATCCCCTTCTTGATCGGGCGGTTGTGCTTTATGCAAAGGCGGAATTCGGCTTCAATGACGACGCGGAGCGTTACCGCAACGCATACGATTATTTGAAGTGCGCCTTGTCGCTGACCGCTGATTACACCGAAGAAAGCGAGGGCAAATAAATGAGATGGGGCGAACAAATAACATTGGTTGCCTTGTCTGAACCTTCGCCGCGCACGAACGAACACGGCTTCCCCGTCGCCCGAACAGAAACCGCGACAACGGTTTTCGCTGACAAGAAATCCGTGGGCTTTTCGGAGTTCTACAAGGCGCAACAGGCGGGCTATACGACGGAATTAAAATTCGACGTGCATTCCTTCGAGTATGAGGAACAGCAGATCGTGGAATATCCCGTTTCGAGCGGGAAACGGTATCGCGTCCTTCGGACGTACACGCACGGGAACGGAGAATTTACAGAGTTGACGCTGGTTAATCTTCCGGAAGCGGAAGGGGGCGGCGGCAATGGCGAAGTTTAACGTTGTCGGGCTGGACGACGTACAAGAAGCAATGCTTCGGCAAGACGCGATCGTTGAAGAAGCCGTGCCGGAAATGCTCAAAGCGGGTGGCGCAGTAATGCAGAAGGCACAGCAAGAAGAGATCAAGACAAGGTTCAACAGCAGACGAAGCACGGGGGCGCTTCTTGCGTCCATCAAAGTATCCGCCGTGAAAGAGATTGACGGCGGAAAACGGGTTGAAATCTATCCGAACGGAAAGGACAAGCACGGAGTACGCAACGCGGAAAAAGGCTTCGTCCTTAATTACGGGCGTTCAAATATGCCCGCGCGCCCGTGGTTCACGGCGGCGAATGAAAAGGCGGCGGACGACGTTGTTTCGGAAATGCGCCGCGTATGGGAGGAAAAGCAAAATGAAGAACGTTGACAGCTTGTTAAAAGCGGAGCTTGAAAAGCTGGGCGTTCCCGTCGAACGCCTTAAATACGGCGGGAAGGCGGCTTGCTTTATCGTCTATCAGCTTGTCGTGGGGCGCGACACGTTCTTTTCAGACGATGAAGAGGGCGCGCAGGAATTCACGTATCAAGTACACGTCTATTCAAAAACGGATTACATCGACATTCTTCAACGCTTGAAAACAGCATTGAAGGCGGCGGGGTTCTACGCGATCACGATAGACGCGGAAACATACGAACAGGACACGGGATATTACCACGTTCCCGTTGAAATCAAGTATATGGAGGTATGACACATGGCAACAATCGGTTTGCGCGATCTTTACCGCGCACCCATCACGATCGGCACGTCCGGCGCGGAGGAATACGGAACGCCCGTGCGTATGGCGAAAGCTATTTCGGCGGAGCTTTCCGTTGAAGTCGCCGAAGCGATCCTTTACGCCGACGACGGCGCGGACGAAGTTGTAAAAGAATTCGTATCCGGAGAAATCACGCTGAACGTGAACGATCTTCTTCCGGCTGATCTTGCCGCCCTGCTTGGACAGAAGCAGGACACGGACAAGGTTGTTTACGGTTCTGACAGCGACGAAGCGCCCTATACCGCAATCGGCTTCCGCGCGAAGAAGGCGGGCGGAACGTACAAGTACATTTGGCTTTACAAGGTCAAATTCGCGATCCCCGATGAAAACTACACCACGAAGGGCGACAGTATCGAATTTACTACGCCGGAGATCGTCGGACAGTTTATCAAGCGTTCCGACGGATTGTGGAAGGCTGAACACGTCGCAGAGCCTACGAACAGCGTGGCGACGGCTTGGTTCACTTCCGTTCGTGAGCCTAACAACGCGGGCGGTTAATCGAATATCGAAAGGAGGAACGGCGGGAAGTCTGAAAAGGCTTCCCGCCTTATTCTGCTATGAGCGCAATTAAAGACGGACGTTTCCCGATCATGCTGGACAAGGAAAGACACCTTCTTTTCAGTCTGAACGCGATCGACGAAATGCAGGACAAATTCGGCGGCTTCGATCGCCTTGATACCGTGCTTTCCGGCAAGGACAGCATTAAAAATCTTCGCTGGCTTCTGACCGTGCTTTTGAATGAGGGCGCGGCGGACGACGAAGAACCGCTTACCGAAAAACAGGTGGGCAAGCTCATTCATACGGGCAATTTCGCCGACGTGAAAGCGGCGATCTTCAAATCCTTTTCTATGGGCAACAACGGAACGCCCGAACCGCCCGAACGGGACGAAGAGGAAGAGGACGACGAAGAGGACATCGAAAAAAACGCAACAGCGGGCAAGGAATAATCGACCTTGCCCGCCTTCTTTATATCGGCGTAACGCTTCTTCGCTGGAGCGAAGCCGAAGTATGGCGCATGACACCGTATAAAATTTTGACGCTTTTCAAAATTCATCGTGAATTCAATCCGGATCGTTTCAAGCCCGTTCCGAAAGAAGTTGATATTGACGACGTGCTGGGGGGGATATAAATGGCGAAAGAAGAGCAGATCAAAACATCAATCGACCTTACAGGCGAAAAAGAGTATCGCGCCGCTTGCACTAACATAAATTCTTCCCTTCGCGAAATCGGATCGGAAATGAAGCTGACGACGGCGGAATTCGCCGACAACGCAGACAGCGTGGAAGCGCTGACCGCGAAACAGAAGCTATTACAAAAGCAGTTCGACGAACAGGCGAAGAAGGCAGAAGCGGCGGAAAAGGCATTGAAGAAAATGCGCGATAACGGTATCGAACCGACAAATCCCGCATATCAGAAAATGCAAACAAATCTGAACAACACCAAAGCCGACATGGTGAAAATTCAAAAGGAAATCGACGACACTTCTAAAAAGCTGAAAAGCTCAAAGGTGGATTGGGAGAGCGTCGGCGAAACCGTCGGCAAAGCAGGAAAGGCGATCGGCGCAGCTTGCGCGGCTATGGGTGCGGCGATTGCGGCGGCGGGTGCGGCATTCTTCGGGCTTGCCGAAGAAACACGCGAAGCCCGCGAAAACATGGGTAAACTTGAAACCAGCTTCACGACGGCGGGACATTCGGCAGAGGACGCGAAAAACACCTATACGGAGTTGTACGGCGTTCTTGGCGACGACGGACAGGCAACAGAAGCCGCCGCCCACCTTGCGAAGCTGACTACGAACGAAAAAGAGCTTTCGGACTGGACAAACATTTGCACGGGTGTTTACGCGACATTCGGCGACAGCTTGCCGATTGAAGGCTTGACCGAAGCCGCGAACGAAACGGCAAAGACGGGATCAATCACGGGCAATCTTGCCGACGCGCTGAATTGGGCGGGCGTTTCCGAAGATGATTTTCAAGCCAGCCTTGACGCTTGCACATCGGAGCAGGAGCGGCAAGCCCTTATCACGTCCACGTTGAACGGGCTTTATTCCGAAGCGGCGGACAAGTACAGAGAGGTAAACGGCGACATTATCGACGCGCAGAAGGCAACAGCAAATCTGAACAGCGCTATGGCGGCGCTGGGCGCGATTGCTGAACCGATCATTACAAAGCTGAAACAGCTTGCGGCGGAGCTTTTGCAGGAAATAACGCCGTTCGTCGAGCTTATCGGAAAAGGCTTGACGGGTGCGCTTTCCGGTGCAGAGAGCGCGGCGGAGGACTTCACAGATGGCTTGCTGGGTATGGTTACGTTCGCGATCGAAAAGCTAACGGAAATGTTACCGACCTTCCTTGAATTCGCGGTGAAGATGATCGCGAATATCGCTACGGGCATAGCTCAATCGTTGCCGACGCTTGTTCCTTCGCTGGTTCAGCTTGTAACGGACATCGTGCAAGTTCTGATCGACAATATCCCGTTGCTGATCGACGCGGCTTTACAGCTTGTAACAGGGCTGGCGGAAGGCATTATAAACGCGATCCCCGTTCTTGTTGCGGCGCTTCCGCAGTTGATAACCAGCTTGATCGACGGTTTGCTTTCCGCAATCCCGCAGATCATTCAAGCGGGTATCGACCTTCTGACGGCGTTAATTACCGCCCTTCCGGAGATCATCACAACGATTGTTGAAGCGATCCCGCAGATCATTGAAGGCATTATCACGGCGCTTACGGAGAACATACCGCTTATCATTCAAGCGGGCATTGATCTTCTTGTCGCGCTCATACAGGCATTGCCGCAGATTATAACGACGATCGTTCAAGCGATCCCGCAAATCATAAGCGGAATTGTAAACGCGCTGATCGGCAACATCGACCAAATCATTATGGCGGGCGTACAGCTTTTCGTGGCGCTCATTCAGAATTTGCCGACGATCATAGTTGAAATCGTGAAGGCAGTTCCGCAGATTGTTTCCGGCATTGTGCAAGCGTTCGCGTCGCTGGGCGGCGAAATGATAAACGCGGGCGCAAACCTTCTTCACGGCTTGTGGGAAGGTATCAGCGGGGCGGCTTCGTGGTTGTGGGAAAAGGTATCCGGCTGGGCTTCGTCCCTTGTTTCGGGTATTAAGGACTTCTTCGGCATTCATTCCCCGTCAACGGTATTCGCTGAAATCGGCGGCAACATGGCGGACGGCGTGGGCGTAGGCTTCACCGACAACATGGGCGGCGTTGAAGGCGATATGACCGCCGCAATGGGCGGAGCGGGCGCGCTGACGGCGGCGGAAGCAGTAAACGCCGTGAACAACGGCATTATTGCGAACATTGAAGGCTTGTCCGGAGCGGTGAACGCGATCGTCGAGCGGGTTATTACCGGACTGACGGCGCAAGCCCAGCGTTTCAATCAAGCCGGACAGGACTTCGACAAAAACATAGCTTCCGGCATGGTGGCGGGTATCGTGCAGATCACGCAGAAAGTACCGCAGATCGCGCAAAGCATTATTACCGCATTCACGGCACAACATCAAAAGTTCGTAACCGAAGGAACGAACATCGACAAGAGCATAGCGCAAGGAATGATCGCGGGTATCCCGCAGATCACGGGCAAGGTTGCACAAATCATTCAGCCCATTATTACCGCGCTTCGCTCTTACGTATCGCAGTTCACGGAAGCGGGCGAAGAGATGGTGCGCGGCATTTGGCAGGGCTTTCAAAATATGTCCGGCTGGCTTGAAAGCCGCGTCCGCTCTATGATGAGGGATATTGTGGCGGCGGTTGAAGAGGAAATGGACATCAATTCCCCGTCGAAGGTTTTTGCCCGTATCGGTTCGTACATGGCGCAGGGCTTGGGCGAAGGCTTCGCCCGCGAAATGCGCGACGTTGAAAGTTCGATCCGGCGCGAAACGTCGAACGCCGTTCCGGAATTCCGTTCCGGAGAGGGACGCGACACGCGCGGCGGCGGTACGCCTTCCGTTGAAGTCGTGCAAAACATCTATGCGAACGAAACGAGCTACGCCGAACAGCAAAGACAGGCGGCGCGGCAGTTCCGGCAGATTGCGCGGGAGGTTATGGCATGAGGACACAAGAAAAATTGATCTACACGAACGAGCGCGGGGAAAGCATAGAGTTTTCCCCCGCTTCTTCGTATCACGTAAACTTCAAGGACGTTACCGGACTTTCCGACGTGCGGAACGCTATTTACAGCACCAACAGCATGGGGCAGGACGGCGACACATACTTGGGCTATCGGATCGAAAGCCGCGATATTGACATCGTGGGATACATCAAGGAGCGGGACAAGCAAGCGGCGCAGAACCTACGCCGGAAGCTGAACCGCATATTAAATCCGCAGTACGAAGCAACGTTGACGTATGTTTTCGGCGACTTCCGGCGGGTGATCGGGTGCAAGATCGACGACGCGCCGATCTTCAAGCGAAAGCCGATCTTCGAGCAATTCACGGTTAGCTTGTCTTGCCTTAATCCGTTTTGGAGAGAGGAAACGGAAACACGCGAGGACATAGCAACGTGGATCGGCGGCTTTGAATTCCCCGTTCCGGACGGGCTGGAGCTTTACGACGGCTGGGAAATCGGCTATCGCCAGCCGTCGCTGATTGTGAACGTCTACAATTCCGGCGACGTGAAAAGCGGTATCCGGATCGAGTTCCGCGCGATCGGCGCGGTTACAAATCCCGTATTGCTGAACGTCGATACACGGGAGTTTATCAAGCTGAATATTTCGCTTGTAGCGGGCGACGTTTTAACCGTTTCCACGGGCTACGGTGAAAAAGCCGTGAAGCTGAACCGTGGCGGCACGATTACAGACGCGTTCCGCTATCTCGACGTTGATAGTTCGTATTTGCAGATCGCCGTGGGCGACAATCTCTTCCGTTATTCAGCGGACGCGAACGCCGAAAATCTCGAAGTTTCGATCTATCACAATAACTTGTATTTGGGGGTGTAGCGCGGTGGAATTATACGTTTATAGCCGCGATATGACACTTCAAGGGATCGTCGAAAAGATTTCGTCCTTGATATGGACGCGGCGTTATTGGAGTTGCGGCGAATTCAAGTTGCTTGTTCCCTTCACGGAGGAACACGCCCGCTTGCTGGTGAAGGAAAATATCATCATCAAGCGCGGCGGCAACGAAGCGGCGGAAATCCGCTATATTCACATCACGAAGAATTCACAGGGCATGGAGGAAATAGAGGTTCAAGGCAAGTTCCTTCTTTCGTGGATCGGCAAGCGCATTTTGACAACGCAGATCATCACGAAGGACACGACACAGAACATTCTATACGCCATTGTGAAGCAGACTTGCACGAACGCAGGAGCGGCGCGCAATATCCCGAATTTCAGCATATCCACGACCGACGCAGACACCGGAAGCGGGCAGATCGACTATACTTCGGAGCAGTACGCGAACGCCCAGCTTGCGGCGGAAACGGCGGCGAAGGCGGCGAAGCTGGGTATTCGGGTTCTGACAAATGCCCGCACGGGCAAGCATACCTTTTCCGTTTACGAAGGGCGCGATCTTACGGCGGGCAATACCGCAGGGAACGCGCCTTGTATATTTTCGCAGGAGTTCGACAACATCGTTGAACAGGAATACACGAACAGCGTTGAAAACCTTAAAACAACGGCTTACGTCGGCGGAGAGGAAAAAGAAGGCGTAACGCGGAAGGTTGCCGAAGTCGGCGGCAGTTCGACGGGGCTTTCCCGCGACGAAGTTTTCATCAATGCAACGGACATCGTGCAGGAATACGAAAACGAGAGCGGGCAGACCGTAACGCTTACAACGGCGCAGTATTTAGCGCTTCTTTCCGCGCGCGGCGTTGAAGAGCTGGAGCAATACGCGGAAACGCTTGCTTTCGGATCGAAGATCAACACGAACGCGAATTTGAAGTACGGCACGGACTACGATTTAGGCGATCGGGTAACGTGTATCAATAAGCGCTGGAACGTCCGCATTGACGTTCGCATAACGGAGATCGCGGAAACCTACGAAACCAGCGGCGAAGAAATAGATATTACCTTCGGCGAGAGCTTGCCCGCGCTTCTGACACAAATTCGGCAGATTACGAAATAAAGGAGGGCTTCACAGCATGGAAAAATCAAGTTTCTTCAACAGCGTTTCGCACGATCGCACGTACAAGGCGGAGGATTGGGCGGAATACTTCGCTTCGTTCATCGGGAACGGCGTTTTCCCCGTCCCTTCGACGGGGCTTCAAGTCGTTGCAAACGACGGAATGAAGCTGAACGTTAAAACGGGCAAAGCGTGGATCAACGGTTACTTCTACTTCAACACGGGCGATCTTGCCGTCGAGCTTGACACGGCGGACGGACAGTTGAACCGCATTGATCGCGTTGTCGTGCGCTGGGATTTGACAAACCGCGTTATGTCGGTGAAGGTCAAATCTTCTTCGTTCAGCGCGTCCCCTACCGCGCCCGCATTGCAGAGGGACGCGGACGTTTACGAGCTTGCGCTGGCGGACATCTACGTGGGCGCGGGCGTAACAGCTATCACGCAAAGCAAGATCACGGATCAACGCTTGAACACGTCGCTTTGCGGCGTTGTTGCCGCCGTCGTTCAGCAGATCGACACGGCGGCTTTTAACGCACAGCTTCAAGCGTGGTTCGCTGAATATCAATCCCTTTCGGCGGCGGAGTACAACACGCTTGTTTCGTATATGAATTCGCTGAAATTGCAGGGTAACACGCAGTACGAAGCGTTCGAGCAACACATGGCGGATTTTGAAACACAGGCGGCGGCGGACTTCAACGCATGGTTTAACGGCTTGCAAAACGTCCTTGACGATAACGCGGCAACAAATCTTCTGAATATCACGAACGCGCTTGACGCGCGCGTGGATATGCTGGAAGCGGTGCTTTTCAATGACATTACGACAAATCCGTTCTTGATCCTCTTCGATGATCTCGACGGCGTAACGTCTACGGGCATTTGGAACGAGAGTTTGCAGAGGATCGAATGCTGACGCGGTACGCTTGCACGGCGGCGGAATTGTCGTGCGTGATCGGAAACATCTTCGCGGAGCTTTCCCCACCGTGCGCGGCTTGCGGCGCGGAGGTATTACAGATCATAGGAACAACGGTTACAGGGAACGCGGCAACGCTGACCGTTACCGAAGCGGGCTTCGATTTCGACGGGTGCGCCGACGATACCGCTATGATCGAGCGAATGCGGAAAGGACGGTGCATATATGCAAAGACCGGAGCGGGAGCGGAAAGAACCGACGGAATTCAACGTGATTGTGAAAGCGAAAGACCTTGTAAAGCACACCTTCACGATCACGAATTCGACGGAGCGCTACCCGAAGAAATACCGCTTCACGCTTGTAAACAGGATACAGGATAAAGCGGTGGACATTTACGAATGCGTCCTTGAAGCGAACGAATTAGACCTTCGGGACGCGCAGGAATACAGACAACGGCAGAAGCTACAAGCAAAGGCGCTGACCTATTGCAAGGAGCTTCTATTTTTCATAGAGCTTTCGCAGGAAATGGGCTTTATTTCTATGAGCAGTTGCGAATACTGGTCAAAACTTGCGCTTGAAGTGAAGTACATGACGACCGCGTGGAAGAAGCGGGACAAAACGAGAGCTTGAAAAACGTTCGGGGTACATCTTGATACGCCTAATTCGTCGAACGCCAACAACGTCCGCAACGTCAATTCGGACGGCTCT